TACCACACCTGAGCAGAAGGGTCAGATAGAGCCAGACAAGAAAGCTAAAGCAAAGACTAAAGCGGCTCCAAAGGCTACTACTGAAAAGGCCCCACCTAAAGGTGGTGTTGGTTCCTCTGGTGCACCAACCCCAGCAGATGCAACACCTGCCGCTACTGAAGAAAGCGTTCCTGTTGTTGATCCAAGAATAGAAACTGCTGAACCTGGTTCAACTATAACTATCTACGATATGGAGGGAAATCCACAAGAGGTTGAACTTGTACGTGTTAAAGGGGATTCTATTATTGTAAGAACTGCTGATGGAGATGAGCAGCTTATTTCTTATGATATTGATCTTCAAAATCCTAACAGCCCAGATTATGTTATAGTTGGATTTGAATTTAAAGGAGAGCCTAAAACTGTAAAAGAGCTTTCAGATAAAGAGTTAAATGATATAGAAAGTAAGTCTCAAAAGGCAATTGAAAATCTTGTTGCTGAAGTTGAGACTGGCACTACAAGTAATATGAGTCCATTTACTTCTTATAAAATATGGAAGCATAACAGGAATGCCATAAGAGCTGAGAAAGCTAGAAGGGCTAAGCCTGTTGAACCAGCAGCGGCTGCCCCCGTTGAGACCAAGAAGACTCCCACCCAAGCAGACGCTACTCCTACTGTTGGTGATACACAGGCAAAAGTTCCTGATATTTCAAACGTCACTGTTGTTGCTGATGATCCTCTTGATGTAGCTGATCGTAAACGTATTAGCGAGCTTCAAAAGCAGCAGGAGGTAATAGATGATTCTTTAGCTGACAATGAGCCATCAGGTAGAAACCTAGAACATGAAAAGCTTAGGCTAGAAGAGCTGGACATAGAAATAGAAATGAGGGAAAGAGGGATTTTAAGAAGAGGGTGGGATCTTGAAGAGCGCAGAACAAACTCCGACTTAGGGGGCGAAAGCAAGAATCCTCTTCCTGAATTGATAGAAACAAGAGATCAAGTCAAGAAAAATATTGCTCGTATGGAGGCAGATACCACTCCCGCCCAATCAGATGTAACTCCTCCAGTAACTACTACTAAGGAAGCAGAGCCTGCTCCCAAGCCTGTTGCTACTGAAAAGCCTACTACTACTGACAAGGAAGCTACTACTACTAAGGAAACTCCTGCTACTACTGACAAGGAAGTGGCTACTGATACGGGTAAAGGTAAGACTTCTATAAAAGGAGCAACAGCTGATGACATTGCACAAACAGTAGTAGAGGCTGTGCTCAAAACTGAGGTAGATACTGGAACTGTTACTGGTGAAGCTGCTGCTGACATAGCTGCTGTGGATACCGCGGCTGAGCAAGATGCCGCTTCTGCTGAAAACGCTAATGTGGGGGGTTCGACCCCAGAAAGCACTGCTATTGAAGGGTCTGCTGCAACACAAACACCCGATCTATCAACTGCCACGGTTGAGGATAAAGTTGTTGTAGGTGATGCTGTAGCTGATGTTGTGCCTACAGAGACAGTACCTAGGGAAGCTCCTGTATTAAAGTATGCAGAGTCTACTGTTAATCCACAGGGTGTTCCCATTAGGATATATGAAGACCCGGAAAATCCTGGGATTAATATCGTTGAGTCAGAAGGTGTTGTGCTTTATCGCAGAAAGGATATAGCTAAGGCTGAAACTCTTGCTAATAATGCTACAGCAGCAACAGTAGAACGCCACATCCCTAAAGTAAAGGCTGCACCTAAAGCAAGACCAGAAGGTAAGACCTATAGTGGGCCTAAGCCCAAAGGAGCAAGCGATGCTTTGGTTAAATGGTTATCTGGAACTGCGCCGTTTAGACCTACCATTGCAGCGCAAAGAGCAACACAAGCAAAAAATGTAGGGCTTGATCCAACTCAGTACACCACTGAAGAAGAGTTGTATGATGCTATTATCGAGAAGATAGAGGCTACTCCAGTAGAACCAGTTGCATCAGTAGAAGCAGATGTTCAAGAGATAGCAGAAGAAATAGTTGAAGAGTCTAATATAGATAGACTTGGTAGACAAATGATGGAGAAGAAAGTTATAGAGGGGATGTATCCTGAGATAGATGAGGATGGAGATACAATCACAGTAACAGATGAAGAAAAAGTAAATCTTATAAAGGGCGTACCTGAAGCTAGTGATGATTTAGAATGGGATGCTACTAGAGCAATAAATGAAGATGCAAAACGAGAGCGTCTAGAGGATGAAGCTAGGTCAGCAGAAAGAAGTCTTGAAAAACAAACACCAGTATACTTAACAAGTCTTCCATTAGATACAGCTCTTAAGAATATTTCTAATCCAAGAAAGCCAGATGGCTATGATATCAATGCGTTACGAGCTATTGCTGAGAACATACTTGAATCAGATCCATCCTTTACCTATAACAAAAAAGGCAAAAGGAAAGAGCTCGAAGCATCTATCCATGAATGGCTTATTGATCAGGAAGATGTAACTGAAGTAGAAGATACCTCTCCATTTATAGATACCTTTGATGAGGACACTGGTATTATATCTACAGAGTATAGGGAGTCACGATCTCCTACAATATTAGACAGTCTTAAAGGGGTAAGGGGATTAAACGCTGTCGAAATTGAATCGGCTATACAAGAAGAGCTTGGTAAGATATTTGGAGTAAGGGCTGCTTTAGAGATGAGAAAGCTTGGCTTTATAAATATCAATGAAGCAACAATTAGATACGGAACAAAACGTTTAGTTCCAAAAAATGTAAATGCGTTTGTACAAGGCGGGAAAGTTTATTTTGTTCCAGTTCATATGGCAAAAAATTCTATTGCTACTACCGATACTGTAAGAGGACTGATATGGCATGAGATTGGAGCCCATATTGGTAGAGATCTATTATCTTCTAACGAGTTCTCATCTATCATAGGCGAAGTTCGTAAGATGTACAACAAAGGAGATGCCTATGCAGTAGATGCATATAAACAAGTTGTTACCAACTATAAGAATTTACTTATTGATGGTGATCCAACATCAGTTATTGATACAGACTCACCTACCAATATGTTTTGGGAAGAAGTTCTTGCTCATATGCTACAGTACAGGGGGGAAGAGTTAAATCTTCAAAGACCTTCTCTTATCAAGAGAGTTCAGGATGCATTTAAAAAATTCTTCTTGAGGATTGGCGAAGTATTTGGTATTGAAGATGCATCAACCATGAGTATAGATGACATCTTTAATCTCATGGCAGGCGTAACTATAGAAAGACTACCGGCTTTTATTAATGCTAGTTCTGGTAAGTCTTATGAACGCAGACTCAAAGCAAGAAACGATTTTATAAATGACTCTGTAGAAAAGAATGTTATGTATCATGGGTCAGATAAAAACTGGTCAGCTCCTATTCTAGAGTTCACCGAGTTAGGGCTTCATGTTGGGACAATGGAAGCGTCTCTCAGAATAGTAAAAGGTGATGACTCCAAACTTAAGAAAGGGTACATTAAAGTTACCAATCCATTTGTTACTAAATACATTGGCAATTTTTCCGGACCTGAAGCTTGGTCAAATAATTTAAATGATATGATGAGAGATGGGGAGATATCAGAAAAAGATTATCAAAAACTATTTCCTATTGCTGAGCAGTGGACAAACGCTCTAGATTTGACTAAGCCTGATAAGTTAATCCTTGAACAATACAAAGAATTTTCAGTTGACTTAAGAGAGGCTCTTAAATCATTAGGTTATGACGCAGTCTCATATGCAAATAAAAAATACGGAAGTGTTAGTTACATACTACTATCTGATAACCAGTTTAAAAGTGTTGAATCAATATCATACGACTCTGGAACCAATGCCTTTAAAGATGCAAGAGCTGCCATCGCCTCTCCAGAAAAAGAGCTTGGCCCTACTAAGAAGATAAATGATATTGCAAAGCCGCAAGTAAAGGACACTAGAGAATCTCAAGGAAGATTATTCCGTGCTGCTAAGAGAATCCAGAGAGCCATCGAACCATTGATGACTCTTGCAGGGTACACCACTCTTGAAACTCAGAGGATGCTTACCAAGGGAGAGATAGGCAGATACCATAACATGGGAAGGGTGTTGTTTGATGTGCTCTATCAGGCTGATGCCAAAGAAAAGAAAGTTATCCTAGATTACTTTGAAACAAGGAACGCTTCTCCTGATGCGCTTCCAGATAGGAAGGTTGATGTTGCTATGCTACCTACTATTGCTCAAGGAACTAAATCTAATGCAAGCACCTCTGAAAAACAATCAATCAAAGATGCTGTAGTTAAAGCGAAGGTTCAAATAGAAAAGCTAGGGTCAGACCTGGTAGCTATGGGCCTTATAACTAAGGAACAATACAGTAAATGGCAGGGACAATATCTTCCTAAAGCCTACCTTAAATACTTAGGTGATGATAGGATTGCTAGAGGTATTGGAACAAGCAAGATGACTTACACTAAGGTAAGGTCTGCTCATGAAAATTTCCTTAAAGATGTTGTGGATGGGAGGATCAAAGATCCAGGATTCCTTGCGGGAAGATACATATCTATGGCAGGTGCTGACCTTGCTACAATTAATTACCTTAACTTTATTGCTGCTGATACAGGAAAGAATGGATGGGTTCTACCAAATCAACTAGTCAAGTACAATGGAATGCAGGGTACTGTTGGATATTGGAATGAGTTAGTTGGTGGTATGAGGAAGAGGATATCTGAGATAGAGTTGTTAGATCCATCTAAGGTAGAAGATATGAAGCGGGTTGCTAATGAAATACAATCCGCTATAGATAAGGTGGGGGAGATAGGTTCTCCTGAAGGGTACAAGAGGGTTCCAGATAGCGCACGATATGGGGCTATGAAAGGACTCTATGTTAAGAAGGAGATCATTGATGACATCATGGGAATGGAGTCATTGTATTCTAATAATGAATTTCTTAATAGTGTATTATCTTTCTCAACAAAAACTTCAAAGTGGTTTAAGTATACTAAAGTACCAATGAATATACCTACGCAAGCTAGGAATGTTATATCTAATATTGTTCTAATGGATGTATCAGGAACAAACTTCTTAAAGATTCCAGGACTACTAGGCAGAGCTATGTCAGATATTGTTGCTGATGGAAAGTATGCTCAGCTTGCAAGGAAGTATGGAATAGAGATGACTACTTTTTCTTCTGAAGAATTAGTATCTATGGACAGGGAACTTAATAAGTTAAAGTCTGAGGATGCAGGTTGGAGTGGGATGTGGGCGAAATCAAAGATATTCTTTCAGGACTATGGGGATGTGTTTGGTAGGACATACCAAAAGACTGAGGTGATGTTTAAGATTGCCAAGATGATTGACCTTATGGAGAATCATGGCAAGAGTGAGGAGGAGGCTGCACGATTAGCTAACGAAGCACTACTTGACTACGGTAATGTATCGCAAGGTGTGAGGGTTATAAGATCCCTTCCATTTGGTTCACCATTCATAACGTTCAACCTGAAGGCAGGGGCTCAGATGATTCGCAACATTCGCAATCATCCTATTGCTGTTGCTAAGTATGCAGCTATACCATATCTCGTAGCGCAGATGTTGCTCGATCAGAATGATGATATAGAAGAAGAAGATATTCCAGCGATGAAAAAGTTGGTTGCTGAATATATGTCCAAGAACCTTACCACTATGGTGATGCCTTGGAAAGATTCAGAAGGAAGACTTAGAGTATTTGATATGGGATATTTCTTACCGTGGGGTGCTCACTTAAATCTTGGTAAGAATCTTTGGGATGGGGAGTTTGGCGAGGCTATGAAGCAGCCAGGTTTCTTTGGTGGACCCTTCCAGGTAGTGCCTGGGTTGATGAGTAACAAGGATCCATTCACTGGCTATGAGATTTATAATGAGGCCGACCCACCTAGGCAGAGACATGAAGATATACTTGGGTTCATTGCAAGCTATGCTTTACCACCTATGTTGATGCCAAGAAATAAATCAGGTGATGTTATAGGTAATGGTGGTCAGTTAATTAAGACCCTGATGTACGCTGACCAGATAGATGGTAACATAGATAAGGATGGCCTACCAAAGAATACCTTTGGGACTACTGCTCTCTCCTGGTTGGGTGTTAACACTCAGCCCCTTACTGCTAAGACAGCTCAACGTAAGATATACTTTAAAGGTAAGGAAGTTAAGGCTGTAATGATTAGGTTAAGAAAACTAATTGATGATCCAAATGTAAAACCAGAACAAAGAAAACAATTAATCAATGAATACAGGGCTCATGCCATGAATATAATGAAGGAGCTTCAGGAATTACAGACAGCTTATGGAAAAGTAAGTGATGTCTTATGATTATGTAGAGGTAGAGTGGTTGGATATAGTGTCTACTGCGGGGTGGGAAAAGTCTGAGGATACAAAGCTGGCAATCTTCTGGTCATATGGTGTTTTAATTAAACATGATGACGAAGAAGTAAGAGTAGCAGTATGTAAAGATGAGGAGGGGGAGTGGTTCGGGTTAACTGTTATACCAGCTGGCTGTGTTAAAAGAATAACGCCATTATTAAAGAGCAGTTTATAGTCATGCTCAGGACTTCAGTTAAATAAATATCATAATAAGACAAGCTGAGAAAAAGATATAACTCATATACCACACTGTTATAAAGACTATATCTTTGAACATCTTGTATTCCATTTTTGTACAGCTATATCCTTTTGTGATTCTATCTTTGGATGAAAGCTAAAGAACAAGGAACACTTGGAACATCCTACTAAGAACTTTCCAAGCGTAGCTTTTAGACCGCAAAATGGACATGGCTTCATGAGTAATCCCTCAGTAGTTTGCGCTGTGTTACAGCATGCATGTCATCGTAGTAACCCTCCCCGTCTAGTCCGTTTAAATTTACAATGCCTCTCCACCAGTTATACTCAGTATCTCTACACCAGTTCTCTGAGTAACTCGGATGAGAAAAGCATCCCGCGCTTAGTCCAAAGATCTTCTGACCATCTGGACGTGTCTGCTCTGCATGATTATACAAATGTGAATGTCCTTGCACCGCTGAGCAGTGCAGTTTAGAAACTAATTGATGACCAATATGTGAAGAACTTATTGGCCTCCCCGCCACCCCTGATGTAAAGTAATGTGAGAAGTTAATACCACCTATAGATAAGTTTCCTTTAAATGGTGTGATCTTCCATCCATTCTTTTCATACTGTAGATCCTTCATTGAGATAGCGCCATCTAATTCAGGTGCTGAGTTAACTGCCCTATCTATTCTATCTTCATGATTACCAAGACACATGTGAAGTTTAGGTTTGTATTGTTTCTCCTTCCTTTTTCTTTTTGATTCATTAAGTTTCTTTATAGGAGCAAAGAGTTTCTCTTGTGCATCCAACACTGAGTCAACATCCTTACTGTATCTCCTTCCCTCAAATCCCTTAGTACCTTTATCATATGAAGAGAGGCTTGGCATATCGCCGAAGTCTCCCAAGCATACGATTATACTAGGCTGTTTAGCTACTATGTAATTACCTAGAGCGATGAACCTGTCATTGTCATATTCAGGTGCAGCATGACAGTCAGGTATTACTAATAGATTCTTGTTACCCTTCATTTTTTATCTCCTTTTTCTGTACAACAATCTCAATTGAACTCTCTGTATTAGGGGTTAAAGTTTGATCGAACTCTCCTTGGAAGTGTTTGAATACTTCTGGATTCCTATAGAAATCATTTACTAATGTGACCCTCTCTATGTTAATATTAGATGAGAACTTAATCAGTAAATCCAGTACATTTATTGAAACCGGAGACCAGCTATTCTCTTTGTGGATTGTAAATGTATGTTTATGTTCCAGGCTCCAACGGCTAGGGAAAACACCACCTTCATATATGTCTTCATCTGGAACTGTAATGATGAGAAATCCCCCAGGTTTTACAATCCTGATCCAGTTATACAACGCTTCTTGAGGGCTGTTGATATGCTCAAGGCAGTGGCTAGAGGATAGAAAATCATAGGTATCATCTTCTATTCCATCCATGAACTGGGCATCGCCATCTCCCTTGTCTATATCCCAAGTTTTAGCGGACATCATTAAAGGAAAAACTCTTACGTACTGGCCTAGTGGATCAATCGCTCCGCCTATATCTATACCATTACCTATCAAGTATCTAGTATGAAAAGAGCCATCATTAAATCTCCGCTTGGCCGCTTTACTTTGTTCATTCATATTTAATTACCATTATTGTTGTGAGGAAATTGCTCTACGCTACCCCCCTACCATAGAGCAATTTTCCACTGTTATTTACTCTTTGATTTCAATGACTTACGAATGCGTTTTTTAGGTTTGACAAAGGTAGATAGGCCATATGGGGAGTCCCCTTTTACAGCCGCCTTCAGCTCTCTACTCATCATTCTCTTGGCATCTAACTGATCTCTATATAGTAGCTCAAACTGCATAGCGTTCCATACTGGAGAGCATAGATCCATGTTGTCTGCCGCTGTCATAACAATCTGATTTCTGGTGAATTCATTTCTTGCTACCTTCTTCCAATGAGCTAATGACTTCTTGTATTCTGCTGTCGTCATCTCGTCATCATCATAGAAGGGTTTCATATTCCACATACTCCACTGAGGCATTGCTCTTCTGAGTTATCTTCATAAATTACACCACGTTTAGCATGAGCTTCCTCATATGGTACGGCTGTAATAGGTTGCCCACCCCTTGCTCCATCAGGATACACGGTCAGACCGCGTAATCCATGAGCATACTTAGCAATAAGAGTAGCATATTTATCAATAGTATGTTCTCCATTTAGTTCTGTCCCCCATGCAGGTAAGTTAATGGTGCTACTGATAGCGTGATCTACATATTTCTGTAACTCAAACTGGAACTTTATCCTACGCTCTACATCCTCCGCTAAATCTATAGATGATTCAATTTGATCTGGCTTAATGCCCTGTTCAATCAATGCCTCGGCTGTACCGTCAATGACAAACTTATACTTCCATCTTGTTCCATCCGTAAGGTAGCGTCTGCGGTATGCCACGGCGTAGATTGGCTCCACTCCAGAGGTTGTTCCCGCGAGAATACTAATTGTCCCTGTCGGAGCGATTGCTCTGTAGCCTTTAGGACTGTTGAGAAAAAGTCTGTCGCAATGAGCGTCAGCGGATCGTTTGCTTTCTCGTTCATACTCCCTCATCCATTGTTTAAGTTCGTCTGTCATCTCATACTTATAGTTTCTCTTGAGTAACCACTCATGCATTCCCATAAGTCCAAGCCCGATGCGACTGTTCTGCATTCGTACCTTAGCTACCTTTTCGTATGGAAGCTGTGCTCTAATTAAACCACATACTAAGAACTTAGACGCAAGAGAAACGACTTCTTTAAACTCTTGTATCGTTTTGATATTAGCAAGATTGACACTTCCCAGGTTGCACACATCACTATCATCTTCGCTTGTAATTTCTGTACAAGCATTTCGTAACGTTTCATTTTGTTTATCTCCAAAGTTAAATGAGAACCCAGGCTCTCCGGTCATCATAGCTTGCCTAACATTATCTTTAAACGTTTGATTCATTGGATCCTTAAGCCAAGCGTCATCATAATTTAAAGATACATTCATCATGTCCAATGGAGCAGGCCAGTTGAAGTCAAGCTTCTTTAGCTCAGCTAGGTTGGTGTCTCCTATCTTATGGTCATGCCAGTTCTTAGCCTTGAGTAATGTATGGGCATCTTCATGCTGCCAGTTCATGCTACCATAGAGAGCAGACCTACGGCTACCACCTTGCATTACATTCCTACCCACCTCGTTCAGTGTATAGAGTAACGGGATTGGTCCGGATGCTACACCTCCTGTTCTTTTTAATATCCTACCAGATGGCCTAGCCCTAGAGATATCAACACCTATTCCACCTCCAGTCATCAAGCATGACATTGCCCTTTGTGTAACGCCAGCCCAATCTTCTCTCGTATCCTCCTCCAACCTAAGAAGATAGCAGTTGTTATAGAAGCGAGCCTCTCTGTTGGCATAATAAATGTACCTCCCTCCTGGCATAAACTTAAAGTCTGATATGTATTGAACCAATTGATCTCTATCAGACTTCTCCATTAAGTTATTCTTAGTGCCATTGAAGTCACCACATACACTATTAACTATGGAGTGTGCCTTATCATCCCAAGTTTCATACTCAGTAGATGCATATTTATTTTTAAATATATCTTCACCAAGTTCTGTTCTAAACTTCATATGATTTCTCCGATTTAATTTCTCCATTTCCTGTGCTTCCAAATCCTCCATCACCTCTTATATAAGAGACACCCTTAGTGCTGCTGATAACAGGAGACAAGTAACTGTGGAATACAAGTTGCGCTATCCTATCTCCACGATCTATATCATATGGCATATGTCCTGAATTAAATAGAAGAACTTTTACTTCTCCTCTATAGTCTGGATCAATAGTTCCTGGAGAATTAAGAACGAACACTCCATGCTTTGATGCTAGACCACTACGACTTCTTACTTGCGCCTCTATCCCTATTGGCATATTTAATTTAATACCAGTTCTAATCATCTTACGATCTAAAGGTCGTACAACTTCATCTTCTGTTGCATATAGATCATATCCAACAGAGAATTCTGTTGCTTTCTCTGGCGGTAGATAACAGTGATCCATTGTCTCAACTTTTATTTGATCTTTCATTTATATATTTGTCCTTAAGTTTATTTTCTTTAGCGTACTCCATGTACTCTCCTAGAGTGCAGCCTGCATGGTTTTCAAAACATTCATTCCAGGATTTAAACTTTACAGGCTCATCACTCTTCCCTTTATATATCTCTCTTGCTAAGAAATATATTACCTCATCAGCAAGCCTCCCTTTAGAACGGTATGTCATCAGCAGAAACCTCTTTAGAAATGGATGCCATCTCTGCTCTAGCGCTACTTGATACCTCTCTCTTAGCTTCTGGTTGAGATACATCCACTTCCTTGTATGCATCAGGACTATTAATCATCTGCATCATCTGACCTTTAATGTCGGTTGTATATTTTTCTACACCACTCTTGTCAGTATACTTACGATAATCAATTGAACCTTCTACATATAGATTGGTTCCTTTAGTAACATAACTCTCAACAACTTCAGCCTGCCTTCCAAAGAAGACTACGTTATGCCAGTCAGCCTTCTTGTACTCACCCCAACCTGACTCAGTTACCATTGAAACCTGAGCAATCTTGCTATCATTCTT